TGGGTCAAGCCAAATCCGTAGAACCCTACCCCAGGTAAGAACTTGTAGTGAACAAAATAGTCCACTCTCCTGCGCATCGGATCATTCTGGTTGTAGTTTCTGCGAATCGACAAGATTGTGGACTGCCTTGGGAGAAGGGTAACGATGTAAGGTAGCTTTATCCCTGTCTCAATGCCTTCAGCGTCAACGTCTTCAAAACCTGGTATGTCAAGATCAATGTGCATCTCAAGGATTTCACATTCATCAGAACCTGAGTCACCTGACGGTTTAACGCCCTGCAACTCATCAATCTCTTCATTCACACCATCTGTGCTGTAAGAAGGACTGGATTGATAAGATATGTCAGATTTTTTGTAGAATCCTGACAGTTGTAGCTTTTTAACGTCATTGATCGACATATCAATAACGTGCGTAATTCTGGTCGCGCTTTCTAAACTGGATGCGCCATAAGGCACAATCATCTTTTCAGACGGAATAAACCGTGATACCGGACGATCTAACGTCTGGTCAAAGTGAACCTTTCTAAATGCGCTACCTGACAAAGGCAAGTAAAAGAGCAACTGGTCAGTCTCAGGGTCATACTCTCTCATCACCTGCGTAATTTGATAGTTCATGAACTCCTGAACTCGTGCGGCCTGCAGGTCGGTGTTTGGTGTCATCATGCCCACTACCTGCGTCTTGACCGGACCACCTGGCGGCAACATCTCTTTGTATGCCTGCGCTTGGAACTGTGTGACTGACTCTGCGAGTAACGGATGAATGATGCCAGATGCACCCTCAAAAGGTTCAGTTCTCTCCTCGAACTTCATGCCAAGGAACTCAAGGCCTTCTTTGTACTGCTCCTCCCACTCCTTACGAGATGACTTATCGTCCTCGTAATCTGACATACACTCAGAGTAAATACGCCCTAGATCAGCATCACTAATAACTTGTGCAAGGTTTTCAAAAAAGTCCTCTCCCTGATCTATCATCATGGGAGGTGGCATGCCCACGAGCATCGTGCCGTCTTCTAATATCTCATTATCGTCATCATCAATTTGATCAAATATCTCATCAATGCGAGGCTCTATGTCAACTGTAACTTCCTTTGTGTTGTCCTGAATATCAAGATCAGCTTTATCTAGATCGTCAACACCACGTTCAATGGCCATATGATTCTATCCCCACTTGGATTCCCATTTAGTGCCTTTGCTACTTTTTCTCATCACTTTCTTTTTAACTGGTTTTTTCTTTCTAACCATGCCGCCATTGCGTTTCTTTTCAACACCTTTGTAATTTTTTTTCGGCCCAGAATCTTTCATTATTCCCATGTCTACCATGACATCGCCAGCATCAATTAATTTTCTAACCATTGAATCAGTAAGACCTTCCATAAAGTCATACATTTTTCTAGCAGTTTTTACGTCATCTTTTGTAGCTGGTTTTTTCTTATCAACCGATCCGCCATCACGTTTCTTTTCAACGCCTTTTTTATCAAAGTCATAGGGTTTTAAGCCTGTTTCTTTACGTTTTTTATTAATTTTTTTAATTAGTTCATCAGCATTAAATTCGCCACCTTTTACTAAGCGATTATATATTCGTCTGGCATAGCTAGGATTTTCTTCAACGTATTTAAATATTTCTCTTGTTGATACATCTCCAATTTTTTTTCCTTCTAACTCCATTTTTATAAAAGTTTTAAGCGCTTTAATTGGATTAGTCTGTATTGGCTCTAAAGAAGTTTCACCCCCTCTACCAACCATGGGAGTTTCAGTTGTTGCATAGAGTAATGCACCAGGGACGGCAGCTGTTTTTGCTACACTAATTGCACCAGCATCATTAGATTTTCTAATTCCATCTTTAATTTTTTCTAAAGTTTTATTTTTAGAATTAGCTTTTCTAAACATTTCTGCCGCTCTTTTATTTCTAAGATGAGTTACAGGGCTAATTACACTTTTAGTAACATTTTTATTTTTTTTAAGTTTATCTTTAGCTTTTTCGAGTTTATCTTTTAAAGCTTTTGTGCCTTTTTTTAATTTACTCATTTGTCATCTTCCCGATAAAGATTGTCAAATATTTGGTTTACGTCAAGCGTGTAGTCAAGATCCGACTTGGAATAATGAATATGCTGTGACGGTTTAAAATCTGGTGCGCCTTCTCCTGTAACAAACCAAGCAGGGTGCGTGACCCTCACTCTGTTATTCGGTAATGCCACTATGTTACCTGTCCACTTTCCTGCATCTAACAACTCCATCACATGACTTTGCTTATGTTGTGCAGGATCATCGCCTATTTCACTCTCCGTATAATCAACTGTAAAGAGATATCTTGCAGGATAGAACTCACCGTCTATCTTTGCAATCCAAGGACAGGGCGTTGCCCGATCCAATACATACACTGCATGGTGTCTGGAAGAACAATCCCATGGCTGTGCAGCCCAGACTGGCATAGGTTCAGGCCAGTCCTCAAAAGTGCTATCTGCTACCAAAGCCGTGATGGGCATCCTTGCCCACATCGCACCACCGTGTACGTTCTCTTCTCCCTCCTCCTCATCAGCTTCACACCCTGTGAAGATAACTTGAAAGCTTAAACATCTGTTTGGCATGGTAGTCACGGCAATGACCATGGCGTGTAGAAACTCACCATGGTATCGCTCGTGATTTACCGTGTACTCTCTCCTTACCCATGCCTTAAAGTAAGGAATATTACTTTGTAAATACGCCATATTTTTTTATCCATTTCACCCAGTTGCGACCCTCAAAAGGGTCAAAAGTTTATCTTCCTCGTAAAGCTTTACCGAATCCGCGCTTGGCTATGCCAACGCCTCTTGGTGATCCTCTACGAGCCGTTCCACCTTTAGACATCTTACGTGGCTTAGTCATGCCTCCCTTTGACATCTTACGTGGTTTTGTCATTCCACCCTTTGACATCTTGCGAGGCTTAACAGGTCCACCTTTGGCATAGCCTTTCTTTTTAGGCATGCCACCGTCTTTCATGTAACCCATTTTGTTTCTAACTGCGGTGGGCAGTTTCTGCAAACCTTTTTGATCAGCGCCAACTTTTTTCAAATTTCCGCCTTTAGACATCTTGCGAGGTTTGGTCATTCCACCTTTAGACATTTTCCTCAGAGGGCCGCCTTTAGACATCTTACGTGGTTTGGCCGTGCCGCCTTTAGACATCTTTCTAATAGGACCGCCTTTGTTTTTTTGAATTACCTTTTTCTTTCCATCAGGTGATGTCAGTTCAACTTTGGTTTTTGTTTTTTGGCCTTTTCTTCGTATGCCTAGACCAAGATCAGGATCAATTAATCCTGCCTCTCCACCAAACTGTTCATCTTTACCAAGCAATACTTTGGCAATCTTGCCTCCAAAAGGCCTTACTCTTGGCATGAACTTACCTTTAAGTCTTCTAGGCTTGCCAGTTTTAGTTGCGGTGACTGTTATGCTTCCGCTTTTCTTTTCACCTGCGGTGGCTTTTTTTGTACCGCCTCCGCCTGTTAATTTATCTCCTATGATAGATGCTCCAGCTAAAAGACCTGCTGCGCCTAAGATTTGTTTTACTTTGGTTTGGTTCTGAGCGGTTCTAAAAGATTTGCTATTAATTATCTCTCTAAGCTTTGAGTCAGATGTACCTTTTTTTACAGGGAATTTATTCCTTAATTCTTTTGGGGTATCTAAATCTTTTAATCTAGCAGGAAGCTGTCTAGGCTTGCTTTTAATTAAATCTTTCCCCGGTCTTTTTGGAACAGTGGTTTCTCCATTAGGAGTCGTTCTTGAAGCTTTAGACGTTCTAGGTCTAGCTGCTTCTGCTCTTCTTTGATCTCTTTTTTTCTTGAGAGATTGTGGCGTTTCTCCTGCCGCTTTCATTCTCTCTCTTTGTTGTCTTTTTAACTCAGTTAATTGTTGTCTTATAGTTTTCGTTGCTTTTTTTGCACTACGAGCCATGGCCTTGGTCCTTTCTTTTAACCCTTATGGGGTATATTAATAGTAGGAAATCCTTTTTCGGTACACTTCTTCTTCAACCTCGTCAGAATGAAGAGATATAAAGTTACCTTGTCTAAATCTTAGTACAGCTTGTGTCATAGAGTCTACATAATCATCGTGTTCTCCAAAAGGAAAAGATGCACATTCTTCGATAACTTCTTCTGCGAACAGATAATCGGGAGCCCAAACAAGTCCTGATTCAAAAACAGGGCTGGCAGAGTGAACTCTGGTCATCTTGTCGTTCCCTCGACTGGGGCGATAGTTCACAACAGGGATACCCATCATGCGGAGCTCGTGTGTAAGAGGCGTACCGCTGGCCTGAGACTCTATCAGGACCATGTCAGGGTTGTATTCACGGTAGGCTTCGTAGGCAACGGTCTTTAATTCAGGGAAATCCCACCTGCCACGCTCCGCATTCAGCAGGATAATCGCATCTGCCATACTGTCACCAGGACTAAACACGCCCCAAGTCGTAATTGCACTGTAATCTGCGTTTTCTTTCTTGGAAAAAGCGGTATCGTAGGACTGAATGATGTAATGACAGTGGGGTGGTGCGTCTTTGGTCCAGATATTCCACCATTCTCGCTTAATAATGGCCCCTTCTTCCGAAGTCGGGTTCTGTTGGTACTGCGCATTCCACTTCATCACCGGAATAGAGGCCTTAACTGACTCTAATTCCTCTTTTTTCCAGAATTCTGGCCATAATACGTTGCCTGATTCCTCGAAAATGGCAGGTAATTCAATAACTTCCCAGTTATCTGCGTGATTTTCGGTTTGTCTGCCCAATAATTTGCCTGTCAGGTCGATGGTAGACCAACGTGTCATGACAATAACGATGGCTCCGCCAGGCTGTAGACGCTGTCTGGGGCCAGATGTGTACCATTCGTAGGCTCCTTCCATGGCAGTCAGGGATAATGCGTCCTGTTCAGAGTGCGGATCGTCAATAATTAATAAATCTGCACCCCGGCCTGTGATGGCTCCACCGACACCTGCTGCGAAATATTCCCCCCCCTGTGATGTTTCCCACCTTCCAGCAGATTTTGAGTCAGCCGCCAAAGAAACATTATCAAACATCCGCTTATATTCCTGCGTGTCCATAAGGTTCCTTACTTTTCTACCGAAACGTATGGATAAATCAGCGGTGTGGGTGGTCTGCATGATCTTCATGTCAGGTTTAAGCCCCATGATCCACGATGGGAAGTACACAGAGGCGAATTCGGATTTAGTGTGTCGGGGAGGCATGTTGACGATTAAACGCTTACATTTGCCTTGAGCGACCTCTGTGAGCTTATCTGCGATGAGGCGATGGTGTTCGCCCTCAATGAACCCATCCCATATGTACCGGATGTACTCCATGAAGGATTCCCTGCACTTATCCTGTGATTCTAGGGTGGTAAGGCGATCCTTGAGCATAAGGATCTCTTTCATCTCAGATTCAGGAATGTGCGCCAAGCTACCCAATCGTTTTCTCACAGAATTGTATGTGGTGATTGATATATTATAGGCAACTACGCAGCGTGTCACGTTTGGGGGGGGTCGGGTCTAGAAAAAAAGATTGCGGCAAAATTCAAGACCTGACCCCTAGGGAACCTAGGATTTCTAGACCTGACCCCAGCGCAGCCCTCCCCGAATCCCGATACTGTATAAACGTACAGTGTACATCCGCCTATATAGCTGCCGAACCTTACCTTGGACAAAACCTGGACAAGATAAATTTATTTATATTGGGGTTGACTATACTAAAAAGCAGTGATACCTTAGTACCAAGTGCTAAGGCACTAGCGAACATCGCGCTATATCGGTGGACTTGGGGATGGTGCTAGTACAGACCGATTGACAATGAACCAAATGCTTAGGGTCTACAACGTCATTAAACCGTAGACTTGTGAAGCGGCAGAACTGGAGTTAAGACTAACCAACTTGGAGAAAAGTTATGGATTTACAGAAACATCTACGAGATGCACAGCGTCTGGCAAAGCTAGATGCGGCTCATGCGGCTTCTACTGCGAATCTTCGCGATAGGGTTGTATGTGTTGAAGAGGCCATCAAGGCGGAGATCAAGTCTTATTTTGACGTTGATCTATCAGCTGGATATGGGAAGGTAGTTCTTAATGAGAATTTCAAGGTTTATCCTAGATACCTTGGATTGTCGCTTGATAAGAACTCCTTTAACTTCAACTATCGGAAAGCGGTTAAAGGTAAGATCTCGCTAAGGCAGGAGAGCATTACTAAACCACATTTTCGAATCTCTTTTTATTCTTAAACCCTGCCCCCTTCGGGGGGCTCAACTTACCTTGGAGGTAACTATGATTGATCTAACATCTATCGCTCGCGAGGCTGTACAGTCAAGCGGTCAACTTGATAGCGAAGTTGAGAGTGCATTATCTGGCTCGACTCGTTTAGCCGAAGCAATCGATGAGGCATTACGTGAGCATGTAATTGAGCGTATTGAGGAGATTGTTGAGGATCATGTGACTAGCATGGTTGAAGATCGACTTAATGGACTTGATCTTGATGAGTTCATTACTGAGGTCATTGACAGTCTTGACTAAATTCACCGCCTCCCTTCGGGGAGGCATAACCTTGGAGAAGGATATGATAAGCAAAATACTTGCTTTGATCATGGCGGGCTCGATAGCTGCCATGATGATGTGGGTAGGTTCGGAGGTTAGAACCTACGAAGGGTGGATCATGATAGGAGGCACGTTTCTATCTGGTCTATATACGCACTGGCTTTGGGGCTTTGTCACTAGTGACGAGCTCGGGTCCAGGCATCGATAACACATCGGGGGCTTCGGCCCCCATAACCTAGGGGGTTATGTATGAAATATAATTTGCAGTTAGCTTTAAAACAGCCTGAGTTCATGAGAACTTGTTTACCGATGAGCGAATATTTTTTGAAAGACTCTGATAATCAGAACGCTATTAAAATAATCGCAAGAAATAAAAAAATTGATAAATATCGAGGCCTTTTAGATTTTGCTGTCGTGGAAATGATGCCCAGGCTGCTCAAGCCTTTATGCATTAAGTTCTACGCAGACGAAAGCTTTGGCAATATGGTTGATCACTTTCATCCAGTAGACAATAAGAGAATGGACCGCATACTCTTGGAGTCTTTAAAGTTTGCCAAGTCTATCCATGATCAAGAGAGAATACTTTCTTGGTCTGGGTACAAGGTCGAACTAATCGACAACCTGGTGCTTAATGATGAGTATATGGATTGGGAGCTCAGTTACTACGATGGTATCGAAGGCTATGATCCTTATGCTATCCACGGAGGCCTGGGCTATACACCGATAGCCTTACTGAGCTCTCAGGATCTACTCGCTGCATAAATTATTCAATGGGAGGGCTTGCACCCTCCCTTTTTTTTGGCTATACTTTTCTGCATAAACAATTAATTAAAAAGGTGTACACCCAGTTAGCAACGAACAGTTAACGGTTCCTGATGAAGGTCACTCAATAAAGAGAGAACGGTAGAATCAGGTGATAGGCAACAGACAAAGTCTTGCTCGTTATGTAAACCGTGTAACAAGTTGCTAGCTGGATTTTAAAAACTAATTTACGAGGTGCGCACCGAACCAGCGGATGCCAGTCAACGGTTCCCGAAACAAGGGTCTGCTTAGAAAAGGCATAGAGTCGAGTTGGCTCGTTACGTTTAAACCGTGTAACGATCCGCTGGGGGTGACTAGTTTACTCCAAGGCTGCCCCTCTTCGGAGGGGCTTTTTTTAGCTATACTAATAAGCAATAAATAAAGGAGATGAAGAGGAGGAAGAATGGCATACATTGTCCAAAACAAAATAAACAATGAACTAGCTTGGAACGCTACAAGCCAATCTTGGGAAGCTGAAGATTTTGACACGTTCAATGATGATAGTCTGCCGTTACCCCAAAATGGGGAATGGGTAGAAGTTATGAACAAATGCGCGGAGGACGAAGAATGACAAGATCAGATAGCCGATCCCTAGCCAGCAGCTGAACCAGGCCAGCGCATCGAGCAAGGCACGAGCTCGCAAGGCCGCAAGGCAACCAAGGCCGCAAGCAAGGCCGCAAGACAAGCAAGGTCGCAAGCTCAACACCTGACCCCAGTTCAAGACCTGACCCCAAAATATAAATGTTGATTCAAAGACCTGGTGGTGTTATACTTTTATGCAATGAGCAACAACGCTCAGAAACTTTGGAGAAAATAAAATGAAAGAAGAAATAGTTACTAGTGGTTCAGGTGTAAAGATAATCGATGACAATTTTTTCGAGACACCCAAGACTCAGGATGAGTTATACGAGCTCGTCAAGAAAGAGGCTGGGAAAAACGAAGAGATGATCTGGCCAATGTGGAAAGCAGTAATGTGGACCCAGAATCTGATCAACCATCACAACTTGGAAATCGCAAGATATAAAAAAGGGGAGGAGGCGTAAGCCTCCTTTTTTTATGGCTGCAGCCTGGTGGGCAGCCAAGCAAACAATCAACGCCACCATATAAAAAGAACAAAGCCGCAAGGCCTAAGCTCGCAAGCTCGCAAGCATGCGCATATATAAAACGATCAAGGGCGCAAGCATATACAACGCGCAAGGGCGCAAGCCCAAAAAAAAAACAAGCAAGGCCGCAAGCTTTCCTTATATATACAAGGGGGGGAAGGGGCGAGGGGGGGCGCGATGTTACCCCCAATATATAAACAGTTTTAACTAGTGTTTTATTAGTTGTTTTAATATCTGTTTAAGCTTATACTATTAAGCAATCAGTACATAAAAGGGTGTTAAATGAATACTAGAAAAATAATTAAATCTAATAGCTTAATCAAGGCTAAGAATAAGCGCAAAGCCCCGAGCGGTTTAGTCCTTTACGATGGGCCTTCAGTCCTTGACCCATCGCGTGACGTTGTAGTAATCGCCACGTTATCAAGCGCTAATGTGAAAACGGGTAACATGATCCAAACTTGGATACTTGTTAAAGACTACGCACCAGTAGAAGCTTCCAAGCTTGGACAAGATGAAATAATTTGTGGTCGCTGTCCGCATCGTCACTTTAACAATGGCGCTTGCTATGTAAACCTTGGCCAAGCGCCCAACGGAATCTATAAAGCTTGGAAGTCTGGAAAATATCCGATCTTTAACAAAGCAAAACATGGTCAGTATTTCCTAGGTAGAAAGCTCAGACTTGGCGCTTATGGCGACCCCGCTAGTGTTCCTTTTAACGTATGGAAAGCGCCCCTATCTCTAGCCCTTGGACATACGGGATACACACACCAAATCAAGCACCGCAATTTTGATAAGCGCTATCTCTCTATCTGTCAAGTATCGGCCGACACTCCCAAGCAAGCGATAGCATATCAAAAGCTAGGCGCTAAAACTTTTCGGGTCGCGCTTGACGGTGACCAATTGCTAGACGATGAGGAGATTTGTTTATCTGAAACCGTCGGCACCCAATGCCAAGATTGTCTGTTATGTGATGGATCAAAACAGAATATCGCAATCGCGGTTCATGGTTCACGCAAAAGCAAATTCAAATCTAAACTAATCCCAATCAAGGCGGTCGCATAGATCGCCACAACCTTTCATAACTTGGAGAAATAAAATGAACAAACCAATTACCATCATGCCACTAAATGATTTTTTTATGGATCACAAAGTCCGCATGCAATCAACCGACCTAGACTTGTTGAAGTCCGCAAGCTTTGAAGACGCAAGCTTTCACAACGAATTGTGTGCAAAGTTTTCTAGACCATCAAAGCTAGGAGAACATATAAACATTCATGTATGCACTCTAGTGATCGGAGAATATGTGGGAGATGAGGACGTTTTGTCTACATATTTCTACGAATCAAATCCATTGCACCCGAAGAATTGGATAGACGGTGACCGTCCTGAAAATTTATTAGGCGCAAAGCTAGACCGACCATTCATAACTGCGTCATCGGATGTTTATGTGGATGGCGAAAGTGAGATCCTCACAGAAGATGGATGCATACTTAAAGACATTCCAGAAGCAATCATCGCTTGCACCAGATTTGAAGAGAAGCATTTAAAAATCAATGAGAAGAAAGAAAAGAATCTCAAGGAATACCATAAGCAATTGTCTGACCTTGAAGACAATCACACGGAGATTTTTCTTAACCTTCAAAAACTTTTCAACGTGTGGTGTGACATCCACAATCTTGAGCAAATGTCTGCCGATGAAATGAAGGCAGAGAACGAACACCAACGCAGATGGCTAGACAAATTTTCAAAGGCATGGGAGGGGATGGATAACATGGGTTATCTACACCACTACGCATACAACAACGCAGGGGAGGAACTGTAATGAAATTCGATAAGAACAAATTACTCGCACCACAAACCTCAATCAGCATACGAGGACTGAAGCACTCAGAGTTTGCAAGCCATGAGACTCATTGCTTCCAAGCATCAATATGGCTAGAGAATACGAGGGTGTGCATCGCTGAGAACGATGGACGAGGAGGCGCAACTGACTTCAACCGAACTCAAACCATCAAGAAAGAAACGTGGTCTGAGTTCATGCCCCTCCTAGTGCGTGAGGCAAACAGAATCATGCCCCTACTCTGGGAGGATGAAGAATGGTTTACACCAAAAGAAGAAGACCCATCCGATGTCATGCATGGAAATAGCGCATGGTCATCCAACCTTGAATGTGTAGTCGCACATCTGATCAACGAAGAACTAGGCAAAAAAGAAATGCTCAGACGCATGAAGACGAAGCTATTAACTTACGACACCAAAGAGAAAAAAGTCTACGCAAGAAAGATCAAGCTAGATCCCAAGCAACATCCTCTCAGGGCAGAGAAGGTGAAACAAAGTATAAGCGAATCAAGCCCCAATGAAATCATCCTCAACCTCATGCCAGAGGAAGAGGCCTTACAATTGTACTTATCTTAGACGGAGAAAACTTATGGATAAAAAATTCCAACAAGTCACCATCATCATTTCATCCGACGATCTTGGAGGGGATAGCACCATCCCTCCCATAGATATTCTAAGTGAATTGATATGGCAATCAGGAGATCTTGATCTGATCTCAACTCAAGATGTGAAGGACATGCATCTAACCATAAAGGAGGTGGACTAGTATGATCGTTTACTTTGACCCAAGAGATGGACTGCATCACGCAGTCCTTCGCATGACCACAATCTATTACGCCTACTCAAAGTCTCGTGAAGAAGCAGTCGAGTGGGTTAAGCAAATGGCTGCCGAAGATCGGAGGGCGCATGCATGTGGATAATTCCAAACAACTACCGACCGTCATCAGCTTCTGTTCTGGATATGGTGGAATCGAAAGAGGACTTGAACTCGCAAGCATTGAACATAGAGTCCTCGCTTATGTGGAGATCGAAGCCTTCGCCATTGCGAACCTGGTCGCAAAGATGGAGCAGGGTGACTTGGTTCCAGCACCTATCTGGACGGATATTAAAACCTTCCCAGCACACCTCTTTCGAGACTCAGTTGACATCATCACTGGAGGGTATCCGTGCCAACCGTTTAGCG